GCTTGGGTGCATACGGTCGACTTGATAATCGACGGAGTATGAGACCCTGCCTAGCACCGAGGATGTTGGAGAGACTATGGGAAAGTGTTTCATTACTTTACCCAACTTCTCATCCAACCAACTAGCAGTTTTCCAATAACCAGCAACGTAAAGCTGATTACGGAGACTGACAGTTGAGATGACCTCAGCAGCGTCTGCTATCGTGTCAGGTAACGCCTGTCGGACTCTGACGAGTGATACGTCAGTTCCATTAAGGTATTCCCGACCACAAGACTCTCTGAACTTTCCAGTCCAGAAGCTCTTGTCCAAGCCGACTTGAGCACCGAAATGCTCAAGAGCTTGTACGATAGACAGCACATGATCTACAGGGACAATGAGATCGTCCCCATAGACGCGCACCGAGCCCACGAAGGATTTCAAATCCTTCTTGGTCATGGTCACGTTAAGCGATCTCTGAATCCCAATGAAGATCATGGTCAAAAAGACCATTGCCTCCATCGGGAAGCAAAGTGCTGAACCCATGGACGCGTATTTGGACAATCGGATCACTCCGATATCCTCTACGTCGGCCCGCCGGGAACGAGTTGCATCAATGGCCTTATCCAAATGAGGCCAACGAGACAGCATCGTCCTAACGAGCTGATTGGAGACACGATCGCTTGCGTCACTCAAATCGAGTGTCGCGGTTCGGTTATCCACCGAACCTTGACGGGCCAAATCCTGATTAGGGGTCTGGTCGTCAAAACCGATTAGCTTAGGCAGGAGTTCATCCCTGTCATAAGCGCCTAGGAAACAGCGTAGGAGAGCCTGCTGTGCATACTGCATGCAAGCAGGTTCCACCGCGATTATCCTGGGTGTCTTCAACGTTTTAGGCACAGAGACTACCTTTACTGGTAGCTCTGCGTCGGGTTCGAGGATGGACACCTCTTCCAACTCCGCTCGAAAGTGGAGATTTGGAATGAGGTACTCGTAAGAGGGAAAGACCTCTTCGAGTCGCCGGGTCCAAGTCCGAAGTCGATACTTACCATTACTGGTAAGACCATCGGCGACGGATCCAGGGCCATGTTTCGGAAGTAGTCTCCCGTAATAGACATCATAGTCCATTCGGGTGAACAATTCACGAAACAGCAGGTCAGACATAGAACGAAACTCATCCAAATCTTTCTGGGTGAGTTTCTTGTCAACCTGGCGGACATCCTGCTCACACTTGACGTAGTTGCGCATCGCTGCCCTTCGCCTTGCTGGGGAGCAAGGAAAGAGCAATTTGCCAAACATCAACGTAAGTTGACGAATGGCAATAATTGAATCGATGCATGGCTCGTCAAGTAACGTGCCACTACTCCGGTCGAACACACGGGA